CAAAAAAATCCAGGACCGGCACAACGTTGGGATTGCGAGTAGTATGATGATTTGCAATAAATTCATCACCATGGTACGGCTGACCGTCAGGGAAACGACCTCGGATTTCGCGCGGATTATCTCCACCGGTGAAACCTTCAGGTCGGTGCCAACCACCATCGTAATAACCTTCCTTTGCAGATTCGCGAGCTGAATTGGCTACGACGATTTGAGACGCTCCATAAGCCACTGCAGCTGCAGCAGCAATTGGAGCTAAAACTAAACCCGCATAAGGTATTTTCACAGCATTTGCATAAGAATCTATAGCAGCAGCTGCAGTAGAGGCAATGATACCAGCAACCTGAACAGCAAACATAGCATCGGCATTTTTAGCCCTAAGAGCTGCCAACTCTTTGTTTTTTTGCTCCTCTATTTTGGTGGTATCTTTTCCGGCTTTGGCGGCAGCATCAATTTGCTTCTGATATTTAGTTTCAATAGATTTTTCTTCAGCTTGCTGAAATCCTTGAAATGCATTTGAAAAATCACCGGTAATTCGGCTCATTGCCTCAGCAGAATCGTAGAAGTTTTTAGTTTTCGCTCTAAATTCCTCCGATGCAAGTACTGCTCTAACCTTTACAGCCTCTTTTTCCGAAATAAGTCCTTTATCAATATATTCTTGAAGTAATTTTAATTCAAGTTCTTTTTGCGATTTAAACCGATCTAATTCATCAAGTCCGTATTTATCTTTGAAAGATAATAGTTCTTGAGCCGATTTATCAGCTTCAGTAAGTAGTTTTCCGGTTAATTGTTTGGCTATTTTATCAGCCTCATCAGCCGATAAACCTTGAATTATAAGTTTCTTTTTCAAAAATTCAATTTCTATTGCCAATAATTTATCCTTATACTGCTGTTCATTCAATATGCCGGAAGCTCTATCTTCAGCGGCTAATTTCTCAGCATCTTGCTGATCTTTGTCAAGCTGCTTTAAATCAATTAATGCCTGTTTTGTAGATAATTTACTCAGAGTTGCGTTATGTTGCTCCTCTAGTACGCGTAAAGTTTCCAACTGATCTGCCGTCATGTTTTCTTTTTTTACTCCAAATAAGCCCAGTTCACGCAATCGGTTATCATACGCCTGATTTTCTGCTTTTATAGGATCGGCATCGAGTAGTATCTTTTTTATCTTATTATTTTGTTCAATCTGCCTATCGAGCGCTTTCTTATCAATTTCGGCAATCTGGTTATTCATCTCCAATTTTACGCCGGGATCCGAAACAGTTTTCAATAACTCCTGAAGCTTTTTCTTTCTCTGTGAATCGTACTTATCTTGTTGATCCAATAAAGTTTCATTGTAGTCATATTCAAATGCAATGTCACCATCTATGTAGCGTTTTTTGATAGCAGCAATATCCTTTAAATTTTGAATTTCAAGTGCTTTCATTGCCTCATCTACTTTCTTTTTTTGAGCTGCAGCTTTGTCATCACCACCAGGACCAAAGTTATTTGTTTTCGCTACCCATTTACCGCTTTTGTAGATCATAGTACCATCGGGCGAAACATCACCTTCTTTCGGTTGGATAGATTTTTTAGTAGGATCATATATTACTAAATCTATTTTAGCCTCAAAACCTTGAAATTTTTTATCAATGTCAGACAATTCATTATTCATTTTGGAAACTGACACAGCATATTCGCGCAAAGTAATTAGTTGCCCAGGGCGAAGATCATTACCCATTTGATTTTTCAATTTTTCACTGGCCAATTTATAACCTTTCTCAAGGTTTCCTGCATTCTCTTGAAGTATCTTATCAATTTCCTCCTTGAATACTCCGGCAACGTCATCGCCTTTAAATGTCGCCATATCACTCCTAAGCTTATCGGCCAAATCTACTTGCTGAGTAACATATTTTTTAGTCACATCTCCCTTAAATTGTTCTTTAGTTTGGATAGCAATTTTATCACGAAGAGCCGAATTGACATTCAATTGCGCTCTTGAAATTTCGTCTAAGTTTGATTTTTCAGTCAACTGATAGCCAATGTATTCGCCATAAACAGAGTTTATTTTATCAATTAACTTTTTATGTTCCTCTTTATTCCCGAGATTCTTTTTAGCAGCTTCAAAAAGTTGATTCGCATTTGTTGTTTCAATTGCCGATTGAACATTATATTCTCGATAAGCTTTTTGAGCTGTAGATTGAGCTGTAGCCAACTTATACAATGCAACTGTTACGGCAGCAATGGCAACACCTAAAGCAACATAAGGGTTTAAACCCATTTCAACATTGAGTGCCTTCATAGCCTTACCGGCAGTTTTAAAATTTCCTGCCATTGTCTGCTGAACAGCGCACCATGCTAAATCAGCGATAATTCTTGCTTTGGTCAATCCAAGAGAAATTGATTTTTCAATCGTATTCTTTCGTTCGGCCAATGTGATCACTCCAAGCCACATGGCATAAGTTCCAAGCGCACCGGCTAACGAGATAATCAATCCTTTATTCTCATTTAACCATTTGGGAAGTGTAACAATGAATTTCAAAAATGCATTACCAAGGTTAGTAGCTTTAAGTACTGCCGGATTCAGGTTCTGAACCAGTTCCATACCCAATATCATAAATTGATTTTGCGCCTGAGCCATTTTTGTATTCATAGCTTTACTGGTAATGGTTGCCTGATCTATAGCCGTATTAGTTCCGGTAACTGCTGTAGTAAGGTCATTGAATTTAGCACGTTGGTCAATGAGTGTTTGAGCAATGACAACGTTATCTTGACCGAATAATTTGGTCATTTCGGCAAATCCACCCTTATTTGAGAATTTTGCATTCAGGTTATCAAGAGCGGTACTCATTCCAACAACAGCCGGATTAGTTTCGTCAGCTCCCTGCAGTAATTTGGTGAAGAATGTTTTTATCCCTGTACCGGCTACTTCAGCCTGAAAACCTTTTTCGCCAATAGCCTCGATAAGTGCCACTGATTGCGCAAATGGCACGTTAGCCAATTTGGCCACAGCTCCAAACTTCACAAGAGCTTCGGCAATATACGGAACTTCCTGAGCACCGGCTTGAGAACCGGCAGCAAGTATATTCACATATTTTGCAGCTTCTTCAGCACCGGCACTATATTGATTTAAAGCAATTACAGTACCATGTACAGCATCGGCCAATGGCATGCCGGCAGCTTGAGCCAAAATCATTGATTGTTTGGTTACTTCGTTCAGCGCTTCAGCATTTTTCAATAATTCAGGCTTAGCGGATCCAACCAACTTATAAGCTTCCATTATTTCGGAAGCTGAAGCTTTTATTCGGATAGTAGTGCCTTCTAATGGACTCGAAGCCATTTGTTTTGCCCAACCTTCCAATTTATTTACACTCTTATCATCAAGTCCGGTTAATGCTTGCAGATCCAATTTAGAATCTTCCAATTTATTGCGCTCATCCATGAATTTTTTCAGACCTAAAGTAAGCCCGGTTATGAATGTCAACGCAGTAGTAAACATCGCAAAGTACTTATTCATCATGTTGGCGGTTTTGGATATTCCGCTTTCAGCATTTTTCGAAAAAGAATCAGAGGCTTTCTGCATATTAGCATACTCTTTCGCAATTTCTTTCTGGGTTTGCTTATGTTCCTGAAGCAAAGAGTCCAAATAAGCTATTTTTTTCCCATGAGCAATGTAATCATCAGCACCCATAGTCATTTTAGCCTGCTCATTCTGGAGCTTTTTCATTTCACCGGCAATACTCTTCACGGAATTAACCACTTCTTTGCCGTCGATATAAATCGACACACCTCTTTTTGCAACTTTATCAGACATATGGTTAGGTTTTTTGGATTAAAAATTTATCAATTTTTGAAAGTACTTGCTTCATGGCCAAGTCGCCGTAAAACTCCTGAGTAATATCAGCCAATTGATTCAAGCCCTGGCGAATTTCCACATCAAACCAATCGTTTGGAGTTCTATTTTTTGCGGATACAGACTTAGCAGTTCGTACAACGGCATTACCTTCACGTATATATCCACGTCCAACGCCATAATGATAGAATATACCATGTCGTTCAAATTCATAGCGAATGCGAGAAGTAGCGCCAAATTCCATTTTAAGCCGGTACATAACCGACTGAGCTAGTTTTTTAGAAGTTCTTTTTCCCCACTGTTTTTCGGCACTAATTGGAGCATTGGAAGATATCCTACCCCGAACATTAATTGTCCAGCCTCTTACTTTAAGATTAAATTCGGCTTCGGTAATTAGCTTTGGAGTTTGGTTTTGCATAAAATCTGATTTTGATTGTACAAATTTCGGCAATAACGCAGCATAGTAAAAGGACATATTTCTACAAAAAACGCCCGATCTTCACAGACCGGGCGTTTGAAAAAAACCATTTAAAAATACAAATTACGAAACATGTCGAGCAGTAGGTAAATTCAATTCATAGTTGACAGTTAATAGTTCATAGTTGTTTAGCATCGAATATGGCGTATAACTATTGTTTGAGGTTCTGTTTTGTAGATTAAATTTATTTACCGACACCTGTATGTATATGCCAGGATCTAAATGCAGAATTGCAACCGGCATAAACGTTTTACCTACCATTTGATACTTATTCACCAGAGTTACTCCTGAAGCTTGATAAATGACCGGAGTCATTTCAAAACAAACAGCATTAAGTACCGGCATGGCTGTGATTTGCGTAATCACGGACGTTGGTAATTGTAGAGTAGGCTTAGAACCTACATCAGAAGCAATCACAGTAGTTAAACCGCAGGCGAATGCAATTAAAAGAAAAATCAATCTTTTCATAAGAATTTAATTTTAGTTATTAATAATAATTGTTTTATTTCGATACAAAAATACTCCTGATAAACTTCCAAATAAAGGACACTAAATTCAATCCTTTAAATTTCAAAAATAGACCAACCGCCAAACAAATAACTATTCCAGATAATAACCATTTCAACCAGTTATTAGGTACTGGGGTTTCCTTGGTTTCAGTTTTACTTATAAGTGAAGTATTTATGTGTTGCATACTATCAATGTTGCTTTTGAGCAACATTGTATAGTTTGATTGTACATTTTTTTGCTCATCCTTCTTATCTGTGATTGTGGCAAGTTTTTTAACGTGTTTTCTGTTACTAATAACCGTTTCACGCAATACAGGGGGCTTTCCTGTGCCGTCTACAATTGGTTTATTGGTATCGTAGTCAATTATCCTTGTATCACATTCCGAAGAATCCAGATCCGCTTGAGCAATCGTTTTCGACTCCACAATATTTGATTTGTCCGTAAAATTTGAAGTTTGTTTTGCTTCCGTATTTTTCGATACTTCAGTATCAGATTTCACCACTTCCTTTATGTTGGAAGTGGTTGTTTTCTTAACTGTAGAACAGGCTACAAAAACAAATAAAATGAGCAATGCGAGTAATTTATGTGTTGGTATTTTCATGATAATTATATTATGACATAACCGTTTTCGGTTTTGCCGGCTTGTTTAATTACTAATAGTTGTTGCCATGTATGGCCAAACGTTTTTTCGAAGTGTGGACGGTCGGTAATGCTTCGGAAATCTCCGCCCCAGGTATATCCGGCAGCTTTGAAAACTTTTACCACTTCCATCCAGTCCGGAACTTTGTCACCATCGAAATCTTTGGCCACATCCCAGATAGTTTTGCCGCCTACGGCCAAACAAAAATCGAATGCAAAGCCGTAATTATGCAGGCTCTGACCGCCTTTAGCGTTGGTTACTTTCGGTTTTTGTGCGTACAGGGCATTTTGTTCGTCAAACGTGCGTAGACCACATGTAACTACCATTTTGACATTACTTGTCAAAACTGAGGTGTTGATTTTATCAACTAATTGTCTTACTTCTTCGCGAATAAGCGGGTGAAGGGTGTCTATTTTGCTCATTTTGCGCCTCCTTTCTTTTCAAAAAACTGACAAATAACAATCAAAATTCCACCTACCACCGCAATAGTAAGTAGGTAATCTTTTGGAATAACAGCTTTAATTTCGGGATCTAAACCCGAGTAATACAGTGGCAATGCAGCCACTCCAACTGATAAAGTTTGAAAGAAACGAGCAAATACTGGCGTTTCTGCCTTAAATGCTGCTTTTAGGCGTTGAAATAGAGTTGGTTTTTTCATATTATGATTATTTACATGGTGATTTAGATAATTTTTCTTTTCGTTCGAAACCTCTTAATCCGGGAATACGTTTTATAAATTCTAAACCTAAAATATAATAGGCAAAGCGTAAACCTTTACTATTTGGGAGTAAACGAGTCATATTTTTGAGAATATTCGAAACATAGAAATAATGCCAAGCCCAAGTCAACCAAATAAGCATAGCAAAAATCCAGTCACTTCCTTTCATTTTCTCACCTAAATTAAATACACAGGTAAGTATTACCAAGTACAGTGCAATTTCGGCAAATGCTAATAATGCTTTTTTAAAATCAACTTTTTCGCCCTGAACTAATATACCTGCTAAAATTCCCAATACAAAATTTATAGCAAACATTATAGCCAATGCATGAACAAGATCTTTGATAGGCAAAAAATATAGTAATATCGCCGAAAACCAACCTGAAATGGTATAAAAAATGGATTTAATATAAATGTATGGGTTCATGGGGAATTATTATAAATAGTTTATTGAATAAAATTATTTTATAAACCTACAGTAGCAGCATAACAAGCAGCCATTCCATTTGCACCGAATAAGTTTGGATGTATGCTATCCGCTGTCATCATTGGCGTATTATGAGCTGTTATTCCTGACATCCAAAAGAATGGAACACATTTGAGATTGTATAATGCAGCTATTTGCATCTGACGTATGGCCATGGCTTCGCGAGTATTATAAGTTCCATCATACATTGTATTGCCATAACCACTTGTATCCAAAACTGTACAAATAACGATCTCAATGCCGGGGAAATCTCGTTGTAACATCTCTATACACCCTTTAAATGCCGCACACCATGTCAAAGTACCCGGCCGACTATTCGTATCTTTATAGGCTGTATCAGTAGCAGCACCTAAGTTATAGCCGGCATTTAAATCATTCGTTCCGCCAAATAAATTTATCTTGTCGAATGAATAAATACTCATTCTATTGCCACCGCACCGATACCATATACTTTCTGAACCCGTTGTTTCTGTTACATGTGGATAAAGTGGCATCCCTCCTTGTGCAGGAGCTAATTGTCCTGCAATTGGTAAAACATAGTCAAATCCATATAGGGTAGAAAGAACACCTTTCCAAAACCGTTCATTAGTCACCGAAATACTGTCTCCTATAAACAACCCTCTTTTCCCAACGAATCCACTTCTATCTATCAATATATTGGATTCTTTTAATGAAATTTGATTCGTAAATGACGGTTGTGGTAATTTGCCATCCCATATTTCAAATGGTGAAACTGTTAATGTCGATGTAGACGGATGATTAATGCTATAAAGTACTAGTCGGCTAAATGTTGTCCAATCATATCCATTAGGAAAATCATAATAAAAACTTACCTCTTGAATTACATTTGCTGTCAAAATCAAAGGAATTGTTTTTACTGATGTATTCAAATTATATAATTGAATGCTATATGTTCCAGAAACTGTTGCAACAGCAAAAAAATGAAAATTAATTCTATTACTAACCTTCAACTCGTTACGGACAGTTTGAATCATCAGAATTGCTTTATTCCCAATACTTCCAGAATTGACAATATTTAATTCTTTTCCAAAACCGTAGGCTGAAAATAATCCTAGCGAAGTTGCTGTTACTACACTGTCTAATCCATTATAATCCCCATCAATCCAACGCTTCAAATTTAGCGGAACAAACAAGTTATAATCAATAAAATAATTATAAGTTGGTTTTTTCACTTTAGCTAAATATAATGGTGTAATTGCAGCTGGAAGGTCTGATATATTTATATTTGTAGAGCTTTTTGCTGTAAATTTTGCAGCATCAGGACAAGACAATATGGCGTATTTAGCTTCGTATGGTTTGTTTAAAATCTTATCTGTATAAAGAGTACCGTTAATAAGATTCGTATCTTTTTGTAAAAAAGTACCATCGGCACGCTGATATAAAACGCTTGCAACAGTTCCATTATCATTGTAGCTACCCGAGATTGCTAACGAGATTAATGATAAATCAATAGGCGCAGTGTAATTCCATCCTCCTTGAGGAACTAAATTACCTGTAGTTGCACTATAATAGCTACCGGCTACCCATGTTAATGGCAAATCAATTAAATTCGGATCGGCTACTTTTAAATTATTTACAGAAACATTTATATATTTTCTTAAATCCTGTTGAACCCCATTTCTGCACCAATAAGTCCTACTATCGGTATTTGATGTAAATGTATATTGAGTTGCTGTAGCTGGAAACTCATCGATGCAATAAAATCCAATTTTTCTTGCTTTAAAAGCCGATATAAAAACACCCGAAGAATTGAAAAAACAAACTGTAGCAACACTTTCATTGCTGTGAATTGGTGCATACATATAAATTATGCCAACAATTGGTATCAAATCGCTTGAATAAAACATTGATTGTGCCGTATATACGCCTAACGTTGACCTCCAACCGATATTTGGTAATGGTATTTTTTCAGCATCAACTATTGAAGCATCTTGATACTCATGTTTTGATTCTGTATTTTTGCGAGCTTGCAATTTTTCTGCAGATGTAAATGATTGAGCAGATTTGCTTACAAATTGAGAATTATCAATCACAATAGCCTTATAAACATAAGTTGATGGTGCTGTAAATTCTACTGATAATTCATCTTGTGCTTTTACTGTAACTGCTCCGCCGGTAATAAATGTACAACTTCCACCATTTGAAAATTTAAAATACCCATTTTTACCAGGTGTTGGAGCCGGATCATTATAAGCTATTGCTCCTAAAGATCCGGCAGAAACTGCATTTATCTGACCCTGCAAATTAGCATCCCCCGCAATCCTTAACCCAACTTCATCTGTAACTTTACCATCAATCAGAGAAATGGCATTTAAAATCTTACTGGTATTATTCTTCCAATTACCGGAAGTTGTCCATGCTGAAACTTCGCCTTGATAGAATTCCTCAATAACATAGACAGTGGAAGAAGTATCATAAGATATTACTAATCCTTTTTTGCGGAAAGAAACCGGAACTGCAGCTCTAGCAGTTGTAGCAGTATAATATTGACCTGCCGGAAGCGGTATTTTATATGAAACGTCATAAATTCCGGTCAAGATTGTCTCAACATAATTTAGAGTATCTTCAAACAAACCACCAATACGTGTAGAACTATTATTTAGTTCTACAGTTTCGGTTTTTACCTGTTTAGCGCGGTTTAATAAATCAATTATGGCCATAATAATTATTATTTTGTTACAAAATTAGCTTTCTGGTACAGGTGGAAAAAGGACAGTATCATCAAAGCGTCCAGCTTCCAATGTTTCGATAAATGGAAGATCGAAATTCAACGACAATAGAACGCCATGTAGGTTTATAGATTCATTTTCGATAAAATTCAATTCGATATTGGATAGTTCCAGGCACTTAAGGAATGGATATAATCGGCTACGCTTATCTATCTTCATCTTCTTCAAAAAATCCTCTGCTATTGCTTCCATAGCATCTTTAACAGCCTGAACTGCTGCGAAATCTCCATTACTTGTTACCTTATTCAAAAACATGATTTCGCAGTAGCGACTTTTACGAACGGCGTCATTGAGTCCGGTATAACTTACCGTAAGTTTTTCCATGGCCACAAGCGGATAAACTGCCTGTCGCTGATTCTCCATTTGTTCGTTGGAATTAAGCTCAATAAAGTGCTTACTCGATGAAGTATGCTTGAGTTCCACATGCGCTCTACATAGGTTACAGATATAAGTGGTAAAGTCTGATAATGCGTTATTTTCGGCCATTACGTTTGAATTCTTTGATGTGTTTATTCATTAATTTGAATAACTGTATGCAAGGCAAAGCCTTGTAACTGTCATATTCCAGTATGTTTTCTCCCACAACTCCATCGAGCATTGAGTTCCAATCGGGTCTACTCGGTTTTTTCTGTGGTTTTATTTTCCTGTCATCTTCATCGTCCTCTTTTGAGTCTGATTTTTGAAATAGGGATGGAAATGCTTTCGAAAGCCAGTCGCGAAGAAATACGTAGTTTAGAAAAATGGCATATAATGTCATTTTATCCACTTTTCGTGCAAATAAGTTGACATGTTTTTCAAAATCGATATCGGTTATCCTATCCCCTTTTTTGAGGTAAACGGCAGCTACAAACGTGCGAAGATTAGCTTCGGTAGGATCATTTACATAGTCGAAAAAATAGGTATCGAATAGTGCAAAATGCTCAAACGTAACTCCACGGAGTTTTTGTCCGGGAGAGAGTAATTTTGTTCCTGGTATTTGATCAATGTAAAAGAAATTCACTGTACCGGTTGGCTTCACCACGAAACTGGCCAATTCAGTAAGTTTGTATTGTTCAAACTTGCTAATTTGCTTCACAACACGCTTATCTATACCAAAATACTGACTTATAAAGTCAATATCCGAAAGTGGGTCCACATAAATGCCGGCACATACGGTAAACTGATTATCGTTCAGATCTTCCCATCGTTCAGGTACCTGAAGTTCGATGGTTTTATCGAAAAAGAAAAAGTACCGGTGGTCTATAACTTTCAGTGTTTTCATCCCCAAAAAGATTTTTTATCGTTATTATCACGCTTTGGAATTTTACTAACCGATGGTCCGGTGTAGGCAAAATCTGTCTTGAGTAATTTTTCAACGATTGCCCAATAGGCTATTGCATCCGATTCAGCTAGTTTCGCTTGAGAAACTACACGTTCATCGGTAACCGGTGACGTGTTCACGGCATCGTCGGAATTTTTCAATGTTTCGAAAAACAAACCTTTATCTGTCAGGCTACCTGTTTCGCGGATCAGGCGGGCAACGGCATAAAAAACCACTACCGGAAGCAATGCTCCACGAAGTTTCACATACTTAGCATCAGGAGTATCTTTGACAATTTCTGTCAAATAATTGGCATAGATATCTCCCAACCGTGGAGCAACAATGGTATTTACCACATTGCGGAAGTGTGACTGCAGGCGAAGAAAAATAATCCGGCTACCGTTGATATAGTAAAATTGATCTATTTCGGCAGCACTACGCACTATTTCCGTTTTTTTAGAGCTGGAAGTATAATGAGTAAAAGTGGCTTTTTCAGCCTCAAGATAAGATAAGAGATCATCCAAGGCATTGAAGCCTTTTTCTTTCCACCCTTTTTTTAGTGATTGTTCCTGGTACTTATAGGGTGTTTTAACCTTGTCTGATTCCTGACGCTTAGCACCTGAGTCACTTATTTCAACCTGAAGCTCGTCGTAATCATACCAAAGCGATAACAACGCATTGGCACGCTGTGCAAGCTGGAGTAATCGCTTTTGTTTGGGAGTAGCCTCCGAATCTGCGTAATATGTTTCAATATCGGTTATCAGCGCATCGCCCAGGAGCGAACGCAAAAACATTTCGAAAGCATTGCGGAGAGGCGCTTCCATAGTGGCAAACGATAAGCTGGCAGCTACACTTATATACGGCTGAATTTCGGAAGCATTGTTCCATTTTTGTGCTGAGAATATCATAACTTATAATTTTGATTGTACAAATTTATAAGTTATGTGAGGGCAGGAAAAGGACATAAAAAACCCCCTCGCCTTAAGGAGAGGGGGCAGGGGGTGAGGTGATTTATTCCCCTTTAGGGGTTAGGGGTTCTCTCGTATAAAATCCAGTGTGGAACTCCCTCCAGATACTCCAGTTCATAGCCTAAATCGGAAAGCGCTTCGTTCATATCTTTGAACCCAGCCGTAATCATATCCCGTAGCTCATAGATCAGATCTCGTGTAGTTCGGAACTCCTTTTGCTCCGTAGTTCCATCATTAGAATAAATTGCCTGTAGAAAGGT